CTTAACATACAAATATTTGCGGTTCAGTACCCGCAAATAAACCCCGTAAATGCCACCGTCAACACAAACAAGACCCAAATAATGCCGATTACTTCCCAAATGCTGTTCATAATGCCTCCAAAAGGCTCAAATAGAGCCACGTAGCACCGTCTTTATTGAACGAAAAAAACGGACTTAGATAAACGTGGCAGTTTAAAATTATCGCGCCGTAAAGACGGTGCTAGTTAAATGCTGACCAACCCAACAAACGGAGCCTTAAAACCCCATGCTGTCGGGCGGCACGACAGCGGAAAGTGAACCGCCTCACTATAGGCGCGAAAATTCTCGCATCTCGCACCTTACGTCACTGGTATCAACCTGTCGTGCGGCACGACAGGTACAAAAACGACGGGCAAAAAAAAAGCCCGCTTGGCGCGGGCTTAATGGGGATGGTTGGCTATTTGAGCTTGAAGCCCAAGGCCTTCCCTTGCTCGATCCAGTCGGCTTTCGCCTTCTCGATCGTTTTTTGATCTTTCTGGGTTTTCACCCACGCGACAAAATCGTCGCCTCGCTTTTTGGGTGGCAACGCCACCCACGTTGTGAACATCCCGAATTCGGGATGTTCACTGAAAGTCGCAAACGCGACCTCAATACCCTGCTGCTCAACGAGCCGCTTGGCGGCTTTTGCCGCCTTTGTTGTCGGTGTGGCTTTGGTATCGGGCAGCACGATACCCGCCTTTTTGTTGGCGGTGTTATCCGCCTTATCTGGGCTGATGTTTAACCCAGCCAAAGCGGTTTTTCCGATGCATTCATACACTGCATCATAGTTGCGCAGTGAACCAACGGGCGCGCCCGCCTCGTAATACAACACCAAAAAACCCGTTAGATCTCTAGCGCGTGTATCTGTAAACCGCGCAAGCAACGCGGTTTTTAAAGCCTTTCTGTTGGGGCATTTATCGGCTGCCCCCTTGCCGTCGCGTGATTGAAGCATAAACTTCAATCCAGCTTCCCGCGCTTGGGTAAGAAGGGCGTCCAAGCTTTCACGCCCTTCTACCATTAGGGCCTCAGCTTCAGCCACGTTGCCGAGGCTAACGGCTAGGCGGTTGATGATGGCAGATGTGTTTTCAATTTGAATTTTGTTTGCGCTCATGGGTTTTTCCTAATTGATGCTGTCGGGCGGCACGACAGCGGAAAGTGAACCGCCTATATAAAAGAGCGTGGGGCGGTTGCCCCGTTTCAAGTTACCTCAAAACATGTGCATATTATACCAGCAAATCTTTTTTTGTCAATCCCAGTCATACAGGGTACACCCCCACCCCCCGAATTCGGCCACTTCGCGCACGATACTACGTATCTGAGATTTGGACATTAATCGAGCAGAAAACCCAAAATAAAATTTTGCATAAAAATCAAACCTGAAGGTTACCCCAAAACTCTAATTCAGCACGTTTCCTAGCAGCTACGGCATTATCTAAATCGTCAAAAACACCTAAAGCTATACGTATACCGTTTACCCGAATATGAGATACCCATTTTTGTTTGTTAGACGACCGTGAGACTCCCGTATACCCAGAAGTGTTGTTTTTCTGTATGCCTCTATTAAGGTTATTAAGTAATCGTGATGCAGGCCTTAAGTTAGCCCATGCATTATTTTTAGGGTTTCTATCTATATGATCTACTTCATCAGGCATATTATCGGTCATATACAGAAAAGCCAGTCTATGTAACATATAATTATGCCTATCTAACATGACGCGCATATACCCGTTTTTATCAGGACATGAAAGCACATCACCCACTTTTGTTCGTCTACTAGTCGCAACTAATCTAGTAAATACACCAGAAATGGGATCGTAATGCAGTAAGGTTTTCAATCTGTCTTGTGTTATTGCCATAGGTACCCCTTGATAAGTTGGATACACTATAACTCAAATATGTAAATACAACAATACCCCCTCAAGCAAAAAACGCCCCCTGTCAAAAATTTTGCATAAAAATTTTTAGACCCTTACAATGCAGTCATTCTGGCTCACCCGCCACACTTATGGACACAAACATCCTGAACTTCATCTGGACCACAGATAGACCAATTGCCGACTTATGGAATGCAGCCTGCTGCGATCCAGACTTTATTACGGCTAACGAATTAGACCCAACATCAACAACGGACGATGAACGCGAAGCTCGCGCCATTGTTTTCCAAACACCTTCCGCGCCCGCTAAACCATCAACCCCCGGTGCTGCTAATGCGGTACGTCGGTTACTGCAGCGATACGATTTCTCTATGGCAGATGAGTCTGCCCGATTACGTACCTATGCCATCTCACGTTTACTCGACCTTGCTGAAAGCGAGAAAGAGAACATAGCCCTAGGTGCTATAGAGAAGATTGGTAAGATTGCCGAGGTAGGACTATTCGAGACTAAGATCACTGTCGACATCAATAAGAAGCCAACTGATGAGCTAGAGAAGGACTTACAGTCCTTGTTAGGTAAGTACATGAACGAGCTGAAGGTTATCAACCCTGATGACTAATATTGCACCTAACATTCTCCTACAGATGTCTGAGACAGACAGAATAAAAGCCTTAGAGCTTTTGTCAGAGATTGAGAGTCGCAAAAAACGTGAAGCAGCCCAGAAAGACTTCCTTGAGTTTGTTAAGGTGATGTGGCCTGAGTTTATTCACGGATCACATCATGCAAAGATGGCCAGAGCGTTTGAGCGGGTAGTAAAGGGAGACCTTAAGCGGTTAATTATCAATATGCCGCCTCGACATACGAAATCTGAATTTGCATCTAACATGCTGCCGGCATGGTTTTTAGGGTTGTATCCTCACAAGCAGGTTATGCAGATCTCACATACGGCAGACATGGCCGAGGGTTTCGGACGTAAAGTACGTAACTTGGTTGACTCTGACATATACAATTCGGTATTTCCTGATACACGCCTGCGACGTGACTCAACCGCTGCGGCTCGATGGAATACGGACAAGAACGGTGTGTATATCGCGATGGGTGTTGGCGGCGCGGTAGCGGGTAAAGGTGCTGACCTCCTAATTATTGACGACCCGATCTCAGAACAAGAAGGTAAAGGTCTGGACTCAGGTCCATTTGACGCTGTGTATGATTACTATATGACAGGTCCTCGTCAGCGGTTACAGCCGGGCGGGGCGATCATTGTGGTTATGACACGATGGAACAAACGCGATCTTACCGGTCGACTTGTCGATAACATGATGCGAAACCCCGACGGCGATCAGTGGGAAGTGATCGAGTTCCCTGCAATCTTACCAAGTGGTCAACCACTATGGCCGGAGTTCTGGAAGCTTGAGGAATTAGAGAAAACCAAGATCTCTCTGGATAACCGGTTCTGGCAAGCACAGTACCAACAGAACCCGACGTCTGAAGAAGGTGCGATTATCAAGCGTGAGTGGTGGAGAGTCTGGGATAGAGATGCACCACCTAATAATATCGAGTTCACACTACTGTCGTGGGATACCGCGTTCGAGAAACATAACCGGGCTGACTACAGTGCGTTGACGGTATGGGGTGTGTTCTATATAGAAGATGAGGAAGGGGTTTTACGCCCGAATATCATTTTGCTTGATGCTGTTAAGAAACGTGTGGAGTTCCCAGAGCTAAAGGAGTGGGCATACGAGGCGTATCAAGAGTGGCAACCAGACAGTGTCATCATTGAGAAACGAGCCTCTGGTGCGTCATTAATACAAGAGTTGCGTCGCATGGGTGTGCCGGTGCAGGAGTACACGCCGACTAAAGGTAATGACAAGATTTCAAGACTTAACAGTGTGGCTGATATTTTTGCATCAGGGTTCGTGTGGGCGCCGGAGGCAAGATGGGCTGATGAGCTGATAGATGACGTTGCCTCTTTCCCAGCAGGAACGCACGACGACCTTGTCGATACAGTTTCACAAGCAATGCTAAGGTTCCGCCAAGGCGGGTTCATCGGTACAAAAATGGATGAACCAGAAGAGGAACATTACTTTAGACGAAAGGTGGCGTATTACTGATGACTATAGCAGAGAGAATTGTGAGTTACTTTGAGACTCGAGCGCGGATAAAGCAGCTGCGTAAAACGCTAGAGAGCGAGACTGTGGCTATTTCACAAGATGCAAAGGTGCCAACAGATTTTGAAGCCGTTCGTATGGTATATGAAGTTAACACTAAAGGTGTTGTTGATTTGAGCAATATAATAGAGGAATTGATACAAGATAATCCCGAATTGTATAGAGTGCATTTTAAAGGTATAAACACGAGACAAAACACAACTACTTGAAAGGATTACCCGACATGGCAATTGATAAATCGTTATACCAAGCCCCACAAGGCATTGGCTCATTACCAGAAGAACCTGATTTAGAGATCGAGATCGAGAACCCTGATGACGTCACAATGACAATCGGTGGTATGGAGATCGACCTGATGCCTGATAGAGACACGTCTGAAGATTTCAACGCTAACTTAGCGGAAGAAATGGATGAGAAAGACCTGTTAACTCTAGCCGGCGACTTACTGTCTGACTTTGATGATGACATTGCCTCCAGAAAAGACTGGATGCAGACATACGTCGATGGTATTGAGCTGTTAGGTATGAAGATTGAGGAGCGGTCAGAGCCTTGGGAGGGTGCTTGTGGTGTGTATCATCCTCTATTAAGCGAAGCATTGGTGAAATTCCAAGCTGAAACCATGATGAGTACGTTCCCTGCAGCGGGTCCGGTTAAAACTCAGATCATTGGTAAGGAAACACAAGAGAAAAAAGACGCAGCGACACGTGTCCAAGAGGATATGAACTATCAGTTGACTGATGAGATGACCGAATTTAGGCCAGAACACGAGCGTATGCTGTGGGGTTTAGGTATGTCAGGTAATGCGTTCAAGAAAGTGTACTTCGATCCGCATTTAGACCGTCAAGTTTCCGTATTTGTACCTGCTGAAGACCTCGTTGTACCTTATGGTGCGATGAATTTAGAGCAAGCAGAGCGTGTAACTCACGTAATGCGTAAGACAGAGAACGATTTGCGTCGTTTGCAGGTGGCTGGCTTCTATAGAGATGTTGATTTGGGTGAACCAGACAACGTTTTGGACGAAGTTGAGAAGAAAATCGCTGAAAAGATGGGTTTTAGAGCGACATCTGACGACCGATATAAGGTGTTGGAGATGCACGTTGACCTCGATTTGCCGGGTTTTGAGCATGAAGAAGATGGAGAAACGACTGGTATTGCGTTGCCATACGTGGTTACCGTTGAGAAAGGCAGCAATACAATTTTATCTATCCGTAGAAACTGGGAGGAAGGCGATGAATCGTACCAAAAGCGTCAGCATTTCGTGCATTACGGCTATGTGCCGGGTTTTGGTTTTTATTGTTTCGGGCTTATTCATCTTGTTGGCGCTTTTGCTAAATCTGGAACTTCTCTTATTAGACAGCTTGTGGACGCAGGTACATTGTCTAACCTCCCGGGTGGCTTCAAAGCTAGAGGAATGCGGATTAAAGGTGATGACACACCGATAGCACCGGGCGAATGGCGTGATGTAGACGTACCAAGTGGCGCAATGCGCGATAACATCATCCCACTACCCTATAAAGAACCTAGCCAGACATTAATGGCGTTACTTAACCAGATTGTTGATGAAGGTAGACGGTTTGCTAACGCAGCTGATTTACAAGTAGCAGATATGTCAGGTCAAGCACCGGTAGGTACCACGCTGGCTATTTTAGAACGTACTCTGAAGTCGATGAGTGCGATCCAAGCACGTATTCACTACAGCTTTAAACAAGAATTGGTGTTGCTAAAAGGTATCATTGCTGCCTACGCACCGGAAGACTACAACTACGAACCTGATACGGGCAGTAGAAAGGCTAAACGCTCTGACTACTCGATGGTTGACGTTATTCCGGTGTCTGATCCAAACGCCTCTACAATGGCGCAGAAGATTGTCCAGTATCAAGCGGTATTACAGCTGGCTCAGCAGTCACCTCAAATCTACAACATGCCGTTGTTACATCGTCAGATGTTAGATGTGTTAGGTATTAAAGACGCTCAGAAGTTGGTACCGATGACTGAGGATATGAAACCGATTGATCCTGTCACAGAGAACCAAAACATACTGGCTATGAAGCCGGTTAAAGCGTTCTTAACGCAAGATCATCAAGCGCATATCCAAGTGCATATGTCTGCGATGCAAGACCCAAAAATCCAACAGCTGTTGCAAGGTAACCCCGCTGCTCAGCAGATTGGTGCGGCTATGCAAGCGCATATCGCCGAGCATTTAGGGTTTGAGTACCGCAAGCAGATTGAACAACAGTTAGGGTTTGCATTACCGCCACAGAAAGACGAGTCAGGTGAAGATGCACCTATGGATCCTGAAGTAGAAGCGAGATTAGCACCGTTATTGGCTCAAGCAGCACAACAGTTGTTGCAACAAAACCAAGCTGAAATGGCTCAAAAACAGGCGCAACAACAGGCGCAAGACCCATTGGTTCAGATGCAGATGCAAGAGTTACAGATTAAGCAACAAGAGCAACAACGCAAAGCCCAGAAAGATCAAGCAGATATTCAGCTTAAAGCACAACAGCTTCAGGTTGAGCGTGAGCGTATCCAAACACAAGCAAAAATAGCAGCTCAACAGAACCAAATAACAGCGTTAAAAGCAGCTAGTGATAACAAAACTAAACGTGAAACTGACGCGGCAAGATTAAAACTTGAAGGTATGAGAGGCGCGGCTCAATTAAAAGAACAAAAACGTAGTTCTGATACAAAAATGGCTATTGATGCGTTGAAAACAGCGGCAACGCTGGAAGCTCAAGCAAAAAACAAACCGACAAAAGGTGAATAATGAATGCATTTGAATTGTTGATCCAACAGATCAATGAGGAAGTCGAACTAATCCAAAATGCTATCTGCCACGGAAAGGCGGATAGTTTTGACGAATATAAACGGCTCTGTGGTGAGGTACGAGGGTTACTCATCGCTAGGGAATTAACTGAAACCCTTAGAAACAAAATGGAGAACTCAGATGACTGAGATATTACTGGC